TTTGCTGCTCGATTTGGTGGAATGGCTGGCCCATTAACAGATGAAAAAGGCAGACCAACAAGACTAAAGTTAGCACTAAAAGCATGGGGATTTGGTAGTAAAGAAGCAGCACGTAACTTCGCAAATAGAAATAAAAAGGATTGATATGGCAGAGATGATGAGATTATCCGCTGATGATGTTTTAAAAAGACATGATAAAGCGCTAACAAAAAAAGAAGACTTTAGAAGTTTATACGATGAAGCGTATGAATTTGCTTTGCCACAACGTAATCTTTACGATGGTTATTATGATGGCAAGACTACTGGTCAAAAGAAAATGAATCGTGTGTTTGATTCTACAGCCATTAATTCTACACAACGATTTGCTAATCGTATGCAATCTGGCATATTTCCACCACAACGTAAGTGGTGCAGACTTGAACCAGGACCAGATATTCCTGAGGATAGAAAAGAAGAAGCTCAAGCAGCTTTAGATATCTATGCAGATAAACTATTTGCTTCCTTAAAGCAATCAAACTTTGATATTGCTATTGGTGAATTTTTATTAGATCTATCAGTAGGAACTGCTGTAATGATGGTGCAGCCTGGTGATGATGTTAATCCACTTAACTTTATTCCTGTGCCACAATTCTTAGTATCATTTGAAGAAGGTGCTAATGGTCAAGTAGATAATGTATATAGACGTATGCGTCTTAAAGGCGAGTCTATTATGCGTCAATGGCCAGATGCAATTATTCCAGAAGATTTGCAAAAGAAGATTGATCAAAAACCAACAGAAGATTTAGAGTTTATTGAGGCTACAGTATTAGATCAAAAGCGCGGTGATTTTTGTTATCACGTTATTCATAAAGAATCTAAAACAGAGTTAGTCTATAGACGTATGGTAGAAAGTCCATGGATTGTATCACGCTATGCAAAAGTAGCTGGTGAGATTTATGGTCGCGGTCCGTTAATTACTGCATTGCCTGATATTAAAACATTAAACAAAGTAAAAGAGTTGGTGTTAAAAAATGCATCACTTGCTATTGCTGGTGTTTATACAGCAGCGGATGATGGTGTATTGAATCCTAATACAGTTAAGATTATTCCTGGCGCTATTATTCCTGTAGCACGTAATGGTGGTCCACAAGGCGAATCATTGAAACCATTGCCAAGAGCTGGAGACTTTAACGTATCTCAAATTATCATTAATGATTTAGTGCAAAACATTAAGCGCATCTTACTTGATGAATCATTGCCACCAGATAATATGTCAGCTCGTTCTGCTACAGAAGTTGTAGAGCGAATGAAAGAATTATCACAGAATTTAGGCTCTGCATTTGGTCGCCTGATAAATGAAACTATGATACCATTGGTAACTAAGATATTAAGAGTTATGGATGATCGTGGTTTAATTGACCTACCTCTTAAAGTTAATGGGCTTGAAATTAAAGTATCAGCAGTAGCTCCATTGGCTATGGCTCAGAATATGGAAGACGTACAAAATGTGTTGCAATACGCACAAATTGTACAACAAGCTGGACCACAGGCTCAAATGACATTAAAGGCAGATGCTATGATGGATTACATTGCAGAAAAATTAAGTATTCCACAAAAGTTACGCAATACTCAAGAAGAGCGTATGGTAATGCAACAACAAATGGCTCAAATGGCTCAACAAGTATCACAACAAAATCCTGAGTTAGCACAACAAGTCGCAACTCAAGCAGTACCTAAAATGCTTGAACAAGGTGGCATGTAATGGATGAAGATTATGGAATGCGTCATGGTGGTGCTGGTAAAAAATATACTGGCTGGAAAGGTCCATTAAAAGATATTGATGGTAATACTGTTACTGAACTAAGTATTGGAGTAAATATTGATGGTAAAGAAACTGAAATACCATTAATTGTACCAACATTATCAGAGAAAGAAACATATTACTTGTTAAACAAAAAGCAACCAACAGATGCTATTGTAAAAAAAGCATATGAGCATGCAATTACAAGAATGCAATCTGGCAAGTCTCCATTTAAAGAACCTGAGGATGATAAATAATGGCTGGATGGGATGACTTAGAACAAGGATTACCATTAGATATTAGAGATGTGCAGCAAGCTAGAGATGATATAGATAGATTATCTTTACGTGTGTTAGGCGATGAAGATGGTAAGAAGTTGATGGAATGGTTAAGACAAACAGTTTTAGAGCAGCCAGTTGCCTTGCCTGGTAGCGATTCTAGTTATGCTTATTACCGAGAAGGTCAAAATAGCATAGTAAGAGATTTAGAAGCAAGGTTAATTCGAGCAAGGAAAATGTAATGATAGATGACTCAATCGAGCCTAGTAATGAGGAAGTATCTCAAGAATCTGGCTTACTCGACAACGCATCACCAGAAGTAGAAGCGCAAGAAGCAAATCCAACAAAAACAGAAATATCACATCTTGATACACCAGAAGATGATGGTCCATTAGAAAGACCAGATTGGTGGCCAGAAAACTTTTGGAAGAAAGATGATTCAGAACCAGACCTGGAAGCGATTGCAAAATCATGGACAGATCTTCGTAAGCAAATCTCACAAGGTAAACACAAGGCTCCAGCAGATGGTAACTACGATTTATCATCATTTGGCTCTACTCCAGATGAAGACCCAGTAAAAGCTCATGTCATTTCATGGGCTAAAGATTATGGCGTAAGTCAAGCTGCTTTAGATTCATTGGTAGGCAAAGTAGTTGAAATGGGATTTAATAATCAACAAAATGTAGCCATGAGCGTAGAGCAAGAGAAAAAAGCACTTGGACCAAATGCTGATGCTCGTATTAATGGCATGGTTAAATGGGCTAGTAGCTTAGTTAATAAAGGCGTATGGGGTAAAGATGACTTTGAGGAATTTAAAGTTATGGGCGGAACTGCTAAAGGTATAGCTGCTTTAGAAAAGTTAAGATCTGCTTATGAAGGAAGAGTTCCTACTCAATCTGCTCCATTGGATGGCGCTCCATCTAAAGAAGAGCTATATGCTATGGTTGGTGACCCAAAATATAATACAGATCCAGCATATCGCAAGAAGGTAGAAAGAATGTTCCAAGCATCATTTGGTGCATAATAGTCTCCGTAGTAGCTTTTGACCCACTTCGGTGGGTCTTTTTTTTGTCTAAAACGCAAAATACTTGCATAAATTTGTAAAATATGCTAAAAACCATACAAGGCTAATTGCATTCGCAACCCTTCACACAAGTCGTCTTGTCGTTTGGCTATCGTAAATAGCAAGCAACGGCCCAGAACGTCTGGCTAACCAAAGCGATAAACTTTATTTTTTATCAATTCTAGGAGAATAACATGGCTATTGGATTATCTAATGCTTTTGTAACCCTCTTTGATGCCGAAGTTAAACAGGCTTACCAAGGTAAAGCTAAATTAGTTGGTGCAGTTCGCCAAAGACGCGGTGTTGAAGGATCAGTAGTAAAATTTCCTAAAGTAGGCAAAGGCGTTGCTACTTTAAGAATCCCACAAACAGATGTATCACCATTGAATGCTGGCTTTAGCCAAGTAACTGCTACTTTAGCAGACTGGAATGCAGCAGAATATTCTGACATCTTTATGCAACAAAAAGTAAATTTTGACGAAAGACAAGAGTTAGTGCAATTAGTATCTAACGCTATCGGTCGTAGACAAGATCAAATGATTATTGATGCGCTTGTAAACTCATCAACATCATTAACAGTGTCTAACGATATCGGTGGTTCAGACACTAACTTAAGCGTAGCAAAACTACGTGAAGCTAAACGTCTATTAGACAAAAACAACGTTCCACCAGAAGGTCGTCACATTGTTCTTCATGGCAACAACTTAGCTTCATTACTTTCAGAAACAGCAGTAACTTCTTCTGACTTTAATACAGTTAAAGCTTTAGTAGCTGGTGAACTAAATACTTTCTTAGGCTTTACATTCCATTTATTGGGTGATCGCTCAGAAGGTGGTTTACCAATTGATGGTTCTTTAGATCGCAAAGTTTTTGCATTCCATAAAGACTCTGTTGGCTACGCAGAAGGTATCGCTCCTCGCACAGAAATCAATTACATTCCAGAAAAAACTTCATTCCTTGTGAATGCTGTATTCTCTGCGACTGCAACTGCTATCGATGCTGAGGGTATTGTTCAACTCACATGCCGTGAATCTTAATTTAAGGAGATACTAAATGGCTTATTCATCAACTGGTTTAAACGCTGCTGGTGGTCAATCAAAATCTGGTAATGCTCCTCAAATTTGGACATATACTAGTGCTGATTCAATCGCTACAGTAAACACAACTTCTTACTTTGATAGTGCTTCTTCACTTTTAAAAGTGGGCGACATTATTTTTGTTTACGATTCAGCAACTCCTACAATGAGCATTGTATATGTATTATCAAATACATCTGCTGGCGTTGTAGACGTATCTGATGGTTTAACAGTAACAGCAACAGATACAGATTAATAGTCTGTATTGCAGTAAGTAACTTGGGTAGGGCGGGTGTTTTTCACTCGCCTTATTCTTACATTTGGAGATAGAGTATGGCAGCTGGAGATTCAGCATTATCAGTTTGTTCTGATGCACTAATCATGTTAGGTGCAAAACCTATTGCATCATTTACGGAAGGAACAGATGAAGCATCAACATGTGATCGTTTATACTCAGACATTAGAGACCAAGCTTTAGCAACCTATCCATGGTCTTTCTCATTTAAAAAAGTTCAATGTGCTAGATTGGTTACAGAACCAGTTAGCGAATACAAATACGAATATCAATTACCCCCTGATCGCATTAATTCACCAAGAGCGGTGTATGATGCTAACGAGGTCGGCTCTCCTGTACGTAATGAATATAAAATTATGGGAGACAAATTGCTTACCAATTATGAAGAGATATGGGTAGATTACCAATATTCTGTTGGTGAATCATTCATGCCTACTTACTTTATTCAATTACTCAAATATTTATTGGCATGGCATTTATCTGTGCCTATTACAGATCAAACAGAAAAGGCTCAATATTGGCAAACTGTTGCAGTTGGCACACCAGGAGAAAATGGTCGTGGTGGTTATATGCGACAATCTATGAATATTGATGGACAAGGACAACCAGTAAACGCTATACAAGATTTCTCATTAATTAATGTGAGATATTAATGGCTCGTTTTGTAACCATTCAAACTAACTTTACTGCTGGAGCAATTGATCCGTTGCTACGCTCACGTATTGATATTGCTTCATATCAAAACGGATTAGAAACAGCAAAAAATGTAATATGCCAACCACAAGGTGGAATTACTAGGCGCAATGGATTACGTTATATTAATGCATTACCTTCAATATCTAACACATTTCATACAGGAACAGCTCAAACTGGTGCATCAAGCACCATTACATTAGCATCTGCTGCAAGCTCATCCAATAGTTTTTATAGTTATATGTATGTCGCAATAACTAGCGGAACTGGTGCTGGACAAACAAGACAAATAACATCATATATTGGATCTACTAAAGTAGCTACTGTATCAACTGCATGGACAACAACTCCAAATAATACATCTGTATACAGAATATATAATTCAGCAGATGCTGGTGTTAGGCTTGTTCCATTTGAATTTTCAACGTCTGATAGCTACATGCTATGTTTTATTAACAATCAAATGTATGTTTATAAAAATGGTTCATTAATTACAAACATTAACGGCACTGGACTTAATTATTTAGATACATCTAGTATTGGATTATTTGGCCCAAGATTAAATACTATGTGCTGGACTCAATCTGCTGATACGCTTCTTGTTGTGCATGAAGATTTAGCCCCAATTAAAATTGTTCGTGGTGGAACAGATGCTACATGGACAGCATCTACAATTACTTTTGATAGCATACCTAAATATGCGTTTAGCATTTCATATACTAATCCATCTGGCACATTAACTCCATCAGCAGTATCAGGTAAAGTTAAATTAACTGCATCAAGCAGTGTATTTAGTGCTGGTGACGTAGGACAATATATCAATGCATTGCCACAAGGTCGTGCCAAAATTGTTTCTTATATAAGCGGAACAGAAGTGAATGTTATTACAGAATTTCCATTTTTTAATACAGATGCTATTGCTAATGGAAATTGGGAGAAAGAATCTGGTTATGAAAATGTGTGGTCATCAACTAGAGGATATCCAAGAAGTATAACATTCCATCAAGGTCGTTTATATTTTGGTGGATCTAAGACAAGACCATCTACAGTTTGGGGATCTAAAGTAGGATTATTTTTTGATTTTGAAGCTACAGAAGGATTAGATGATGATGCTGTAGAAGCTACATTAGATACCAATACATTTAATGCTATTACAGATATTATCTCTGGTCGAGATCTTATGATCTTTACAACTGGTGGTGAGTTCTATGTGCCACAAAATGGACTAGAACCTATTACACCAACATCATTCTTTGTATCAACAACTGGCAGAGCTGGAAGTAAAGAAGGTATTAGAGTTCAACAATTAGAATCAGGCATATTGTTTATACAAAGGCAAGGTAAAATTTTAAGTGAAATTGCATATTCAGATACGCAACTGACTTACCTAACATCAAAAATATCTTTATTATCTGGCCATCTACTTAAAGGCCCTAGTCGAATGGCATTAAGAAGAGCTGTGGATACTGATGAAAATGACCTATTACTTATAGTTAATTCTACAGATGGTACTATGGCAGTTTATTCATTAATGAGAGCGCAAAATGTTATTGCTCCATCAGAATTTACAACCAATGGTTCATTTGTAGATATCGGTGTAGACATTACTACTATTTACAGTGTTGTGAAACGTACGATTAGCGGTGTAGATCAGTACTATGTAGAAAGATTTGATTCTACATTATTAACAGATAGTGCTGTTACTGGTGGAATAGCATCTACGGCATCTATGTCTCATATTGTAGGTAAAGAAGTAAACATATTATTAGATGATATTGTACAAGCAAATCAAACAGTTCCAGGCGGAGGTACAGTTACATTTCCTAGAGCATCTGCAACAGAATATGAGGTAGGACTACCTATATCAATACAAGCCACCACTATGCCAATTGATGTTAAAATTCAATCTGGCACAAGGTTAGGTTTTAAAAAGCGTATTGTTGAAGTTAATGCTTTAGTATTTGAAACACAAAATATGGTTATTAACGACATTGAATTGCCGTTTAGATCATTTGACACAGCAGCTACATTAGATGCTGATGTACCAGAATACACTGGCACAAAAGTATTAAATGGTATACGTGGGTATAGTAATGAAGCTAAGATTACTGTTACTCAAAGTGCGCCATTAAAATTCACATTATTGGGATTAGAGTATAAAATAGGAGTCCATCAAGGAACTTAATTATGTCTTGGCAGATAGCATTATCAGTAGGATCAACATTATTTAGTGCAGTTTCTAATGTGCAACAAGGTAAAGCACAGCAAGAAATGTATAAACTTCAAGCTGCTCAAACAGAAGCAGAAGCTGCTAGAAAAGCTTTGGCTTACGAAGAAAGAGCAAACAATACATTAAGGGACTTAAACAGAAGTAATGGTGCATTGATAGCACAAGGTTTTGGTGGTGGCGTAAAAGGATTTAGTGGATCTACTGCATTAGTTACAAGTGTAAACACAAGAAATGCTGGTATAGATTTCCAAAGAGATTTAGATAATGCATCTAATGCATTAACTGCTGGTAATATACAATCTGATATTTTTGGGGTAGCTGGAAAAACTGCATACAGAGGTAAGTTATTAGACGCTGGAACTAAGTTATTGGCTGGTGGTTACGAATTAAGTAAAGTATATAAAACTGAGGGATAACTATGGCTGAAAGAATCTATCAAAGAAAAAATTATCTCTTAGAGAATACTCCATCATTAGACTTTGCTAATGTAAAAGAGGATATTTTAAGATCACAATCTACATCTGTTGCATTAGACAAGATATCAGCATTTGCTTTTAAATCTGCTAGAGAAAAAGCAGAAGAAGCTGGTGCTTTATATGGTGCTGCAAACTATCCTACAGCACAACAATTAAAAGATGCGCAAGCAAAAGATATAGATATTACTGATTTGTTTTCAGAAGACTATACATATTTTGGTCAAAAAGCCAGAGAAGTTCAAGCTGCTCAGTTAAGACTTGAATTGGATTCTCAAACAAGTTCAGAGTTTGCTAGACTCAAAGGAATTATTGATGCTACTGGCGGATCTACTATTAATGAAAAAGATATTGAAACAACAATTAATGGCATTATAGATGGAAATTCTAAATTGCTTACTAAGGTAAGTGCAGAACAAGCATTAAAATATAGAGCCTCTTCTGGATCTTTAGGTAGAGAAGTATTAGATCATATCAACAAAAAAATTGTAGAAGATTACAAGGCTAATAATGAGATTAAACTTACAGAGGATTTGAAAAACGCAGCTCCAAGTATTTCATTAATTATACAAAACAATTTAGATGCTAATGAAGCAAATGAAAAGATTAACATCGTTGCTTCAAGACTTAAACAAAGAGCAGATGTAATGCCAGGACCAGAAAGACAAAAAGCTTATATAAAAATTGACAAGTTTATTGATGATCAAAAAATTCAAGAAATTACTAACTATGTTGTAAATGATAAAGATTTCTTTAGTGGAGATGATGATAAAGTACAAAAGCTTAATCAAGGCATTGTAGGTGATAGGACTAATTTATATGCATCTCTAAGCGTTGATTCAGAAGGTAACGACTTAAAAGCAAAGGTAAGGGCAAAAGTTGCAGAGCAATTATCAGTAGCATATTCAGCTACTACACACGCACAAACATTAAAAGATAACGAAGATAAATCAGCTATTAACTTATTGGCTATGGACTTTTATAAAACAAAGGATAAAAGCAAGTTAAATCAAATTGAAACAATTATAAGAAAAAATCCAAGGTCTATGAGCAATGATGAGTATACAAAACTTATTGAATCATTAAATGGCAAACCACAATTTACTAGACAAGTTATTAATTTGCAAGATGAAGTTGGAGTTGGTAGGATTGCAACATTAGATCAGTTAAGGGATAGAGCAAAGTATTATAATATCAATGAGGCTACATTGAATGAGCATATATACCCATTGTTTTACAAAACAAGGGATCGAGCATACGATAAAAAACTTACAGAATATGCTAGAAATAAAACTCCTCCTGGTGTTGATGCATATACTGCTAGTAGAATACTTACTCAAAAAGATTTTGAAGTGGAAAATGAAGTAAGAGCAAACATAAAAATTAATAACGATGCTGGCAAAAAAATTAAGCCAGACAATAAGATTGATGTACTTGAAGAGAAGTTTCAAGCTTTGAATAAAGACCCATTAAAAGTGCAAGCAGATGCTGCATTGGCTAATTTGCAAAATGCAATTACTAAGTATGGTGTTGTAGGTGTTGTAATTAATGATACAACGGCTTTGGATGAAACAGTTGTTATGCAAGTACAAAGACAAAAAACATTAAATGATACTCAAAAAGCAGAAGTACTTAAAGCAATTGGTGATTATAAAAAACTTAAAGAACAACTAGCGAATAAACAATAATTATGGATATCTTTGAAGACTACGAAACTTGGTATTTAGATAATACATATGGCTATCAAGCTCCTCCAAAAAAGGAAGCTATGCCTATGGAAACTATGCCAAAAGAAGAGCCATACGTTGCAAAATCAAGAGCATCTATGGCATCTGATCTTGAAGCTAAAGGCATCATTGCTAGTCCAGCAGTGGCAGCTCAGTCTGTATTAGTGGATGCTCCTGTAGCTACAGTTAAGGGAGCTGCTCAAGGATTCTTAGGTCTTGGTGGAGATATAGAAATGTTATTGCAAGGTGTATATAATATGGCTACCAATCCAGAAGACAAACCTAAGTTACAAAAATTCTTGGATGGATTAGAAAAAGATACATTACTGCCAACTACAGAGAAGATTAAACAATTTGTAGATGACCATAGCAACTATTTTAAAGGATTAAGAAATATGCCATTGCAAACTGTTGGTGAGTTTTTAGCTCCTGGCGGATATGCTAAGGCAATAAAATCTGCAAAACCTTTGGCAAAAGTATCTGCTCCTATTGCAGTAGAAGCTACTGGATCAATAAACGAGAAAGCTAAATAATGACTATTGATAATCAATCACTCGACAAAAGACTTAATCAACTTGCAGATATAAATCTTGAAAAGCAAGGTACTGAACTTGGCAATCTAATGTTTAATGAAGCAGATAATACTAATGCTAATTTTAAACCTATTACTGATGTTGATGCACAGGCAATGCCAGAAGATGTAACTCCAGAAGAGCCAATCATGGTAGCTGGCAAAGTGCCAGTAGAATCTATCCGAAAAATATTAAAAGGATCATTAGAACAAACTGGTGCAAGAACACAAAGAGAAATAAAAGTTACTCCAGGCACACAAAGACCAAAGAGCAAAACAGCCGTTATGGAAGAAGACATTACAGCTATTCCTGATGAGCCACAACCATTAAGTGTTAAACCAATTACAGAAGGTAAAGCACAAAAGATTTTAGAGAGAAAAGAATCTCTTACTGGCGGACCAAGAGGCGTTCCATCTCCAACACCTGGACAAACTGCTCAAGGCATAGAGCAAACTGCTATTTCAAATATATCATTTGATGAAGAATCATTATCTAATACAGTAAGAGCGTCAAGTGAAGTACTATTAAATGACAGAAAAGTATCAACAATGAGTGTTGAGTCAATGTATCAAGAAGCTGTTAAAAGAGGTGTACCAGAAACATTAGCAAGATCATTTTTACAAGGAACTGATTTTTCATCTAAAGTAGGTGATTCTGAATTGGCTGTACAAATGGCTGGTTTAATTAAATTGCATGACGATAGCGCTGTAGTTGTAGACAATCTATTTGCTAAACTTACAGCTACTGGGTTAAATGATGTTGAAAAGTTAGAGTTACGTCAGCAATTAGCCTACCATAACATTATTTTGAAAAAACTTTCTAACGCTCAAACTGACGTTGCACGTACAATGAATACATTTAAACGTGCTAAAGATACTGGACCAGCATTAAGCAAACAAGAATTCCAGGCTATTCTTGATGAGACTGGAGATGACGCAGTATTGCTTGATATTGCAGAAAAATATAACCTATCTAAATCACGCTCTGGTAAGAATAAGCTCATAGACATTCAAGATGGTACATTTACTAAGCTTAAAAAAACAGTATGGTACACATTCCAAAGCAACCTATTAAATGACCCAGCAACTTCTTTAGTGAACTTAGTATCATCTGTTGTGCATGGTGGCATTATGTTACCAGAAAACTTTATTGCTAAACAGTTTGGCAAATTTAGAGGTGCTGCTCCAGACGAATACGCTGCCAGCGGATCAGTAAGTACATTACATGCTTTACTGCAAGGTTCTTTAGACGGATTAGAAGCTGGCATGCAAGTATGGAGAACTGGTAGGAGAGCTGGATATAAAAATGACGTATCAAAAATTAATCCAATGTCATCTGAATATTGGGAAATTAAAAATACGCTAGTAGGTAAGACTGTAGATGGTATTGGTTATGTAACATCTATTCCATTTAGGGCTTTAGGATCTGGCGATGAACTAGCATCAGGAATGTTTGCTCGTGTAACACTACATGATGAGGCTTCTAAGTTTATAAGTAAGCGTATGAGCGAGCTAACTGACGAAGGCATGGATTTAGCTACAGCAGAAGCACAAGTTATTACAGAAACTAAAAAATTCTTAACAGATCAGCCAGCAGATATTTATGCCAATGTAGAAGAAGTGCGCAAAATGGTATCTTTTAGTTACGATTGGGATAAGACATATGCTTTAGATAAGGCTTATGCATGGATGGGCAATGTAGGAAATATTCCTATTCTAAGGGGTTTTGCTCCGTTTGCTAATACAACACTAAAAATTATGGATCAAGGCGCAGCACGTGTGCCTGGCATGAATTTCTTGTCACCACAATTCTATAAGGACATATCTAGGGGCGGTATATATGCTGATAGGGCATATGCACGCCTATCATTAGGAAGTACAATTTCTGGATTTATTGGATACAAGACACTTGAGGATGGTACATTTACTGGTAGCGGTCCAAAAGATCCAGCATTAAGGCAAGCGCTTGAAAGAACTGGATGGCAACGCTATTCTATGGCATTTAATGAAGGCGACTTTACACCAGCCCAAGTAGATAGACTTAAAAAGCTTACAGATGTTTCATTAAAAGATGGTAGATATTATATATCTTATGCACGCTTTGAGCCTATTGCACAAATATTAGCTGCTGGTGCTGACTTTGGTGATGCTATGAAATTCTATAGAGGCGATTTAGATGACGAGAAAGTACAAAACTTTGCTACTGCTGTACTAGGCACTACTGCTGAATATGTGTCTAATATGCCAACATTACAAACTATAGATCAAATTATATCATTGGCTCGATATAACCAAGAAGATAAAGGTGAGCAAGCAGTATTATTATTTGAAGCTATTGCAAGTAAGGTGGGGCAAAACATTGCAATTGGAACACCAGTTGTTGGATTAACTATGTCTACAGCAGCATCTCATGCGGCTAAATTAATTGACAGAGAAAAAAGATCTAAGCTTCCAGACGATATGTTTGTTGGCAATACGGACTCAGCCAATAGATTTTATCAACAAGCTAAGAACGAATTACTTGCTCGTATTCCAGTAGTACGCGGATACATTGACCAAGAGCTAGACAGTGTTGGTAGACAAGTATTTACTCACAATACTGTTATGGATGCCTATGCTAATGGTATTCCATTTATTAATAAAACATACTACAAGCCAACAGAATTAGATCAAGTATTAATTGAAAATTGGCAAGGTATTGAAATGCCATCTAAGATGATGGAAGGTGTATATTTAAGCGACAAGCAATACAATGCATTTAAGAAGCTTTATGGACAAGAAATTAAGTTGCCATACCTTGTAGGCAATGACTTTAAAAATATGAATTTAGAAGAAGCTATACCATATGCATTAAAGAATATGGATGCTGATAGATTGGCTGCTGGATTAGGTCCAGCACAACCAGGGGATAAACGTAACAAAATTAAAGAATTAGTAGGCAAATATAGGTCAAAAGCTAAAGAAAGAATGCTTGGGATATCTACTGGAAGTGAAGCTGAGGACTATGAAAATAGATATACTGGCATATATTATGATAATGATGGTAACGAACAGCCAGCTATATTTAAAGAATTAGCAGACTCTATTAATAAACGCAAGAAATTTGTTAGAGAATCTAACAATCCAAGGTAAAATCAAGGTAAAATAAGGCAAAGGAAAAATCATGGCTGATTATGCAATAACGAGCGTAGCAAGACGAGTAGTATACACAGGATCTGCGGGTGTAGGCCCTTATGCCTTTTCGTTCCCTGTATTAGTAAATACAGATATCGCAGTATACAAGAATACTACACTTCTTACTTTAACGACAGACTACACTGTAACCATTAGCGGAACTACTGGCACTGGATCAGTCACATTAGTAGTAGCTGCCACAGGCGCTGATCGTATCACTATTGTAGGTGCTAGATCTATTGAGCGTTCAACAGACTTCGTAACTGGTGGTGACTTCTTCGCTAACACACTTAATACAGAATTAGATTCAGAAACAATCTTTATTCAGCAAATTGCTGAAACAGCAGAGCGTGGACTCAAAGCTCCTGTAACAGATCCTACGACTATTAACATGACATTGCCATTGAATACTGTGCGTGCTAATAAGACGCTTGCATTCGATGCAGATGGTAATCCTGTTGTGGGTGAGCAAATTGGTGACTATCGTGGTAACTGGGCAGCTGCTACATCTTATAACAAACGAGATCTCGTTAAAGATACAACTACCAATAATATCTATATTTGCTTAACAGCACATACATCAAGTGGTAGCCAACCAATCACAACAAATACAGACTCAGCTAAATGGGGCCTTATTGTAGACGCATCAGCTTCTACTAATGCTGCATCTAACTCATCTAATTCAGCAAACAACTCTAGCAACTTCGCTAATAACGCAAGCAACTCAGCCAATGCTGCAAGTAATAGCTCTAACAATGCATCTAACTTTGCTAACAACGCATCTAACTCAGCTAACACAGCTTCTAATGCTCAAGCTAACGTAGCAGCTAATGCAAGTGCAGCATCTAATAGTGCTAATAACGCTTCTAACTTTGCTAACAACTCTAGCAATAGTGCTAATGCTTCTAGCAATCATGCAAACAATGCATCTAATTTTGCGAATAACGCAAGTAATAGTGCAACTAGTTCTAGTGGATTTGCAAGTAACGCAAGTAATCATGCTAATAATGCATCCAATAGTGCTAATGCTGCGGCAGCTTCATCAACAACTGCAAACACAGCAGCTAATAATTCAAGCAATGCATCAAGCAATTCAAGTAACTTTGCAAACAATTCAAGCAACTCAGCGAATGCAGCAGCAACATCTGCAAGTGGTGCATCCAATTCAGCTAACAATGCTTCTAATAGTGCTAACGCTGCATCATCAGCACAAACAGCAGCAGAGTCAGCACGTGATGCAACACTAGCTGCATATGATTCATTTGATGATAGATATCTAGGTGCTAAATCATCTAATCCAACATTAGACAACGATGGCAATGCGCTACTTGCTGGTGCTTTATATTACAATACAGTTGCTGTTGAAATGCGTCTATACACTGGATCAGCATGGGTAGCTGCCTATGTATCTGGCTCTGGATTCTTAGCTGCCGCTAATAACTTATCTGATCTAGCTAGTAATAGCACAGCAAGAACAAACTTAGGTTTAGGCACACTAGCTGTCATCTCACCTACAGGCACAGCATCTTCATCTACATTCCTTCGTGGTGACAATGCATGGACAACAGTATCAGTAACACCTACTGCTGTATCAGATCAAGCTAACTCATCAACAGGATACTTTGACTTACCAGCTGGAACTACAGCAGAAAGACCAGGCTCACCAACATCTGGTAACATGCGTTATAATACTACCACTGCTGGCTTTGAAGGATACAATGGCACAGCATGGGGATCTATCGGCGGAGGCGCATCTGCTGGTGGTGCGATCTATGAGAACACATTAACAATCAGTTCTAACTACACATTAACAACAAGCACCAATGGATTATCAGTTGGCCCAATCACAGTCGCTTCTGGCGTAACAGTTACAGTTCCTAGCGGACAACGCTGGGTTGTATTATAGGAGAAATAGATGGCTTCAAGTATAAATGCTTCAACGAGTGGTGCTGGTGGTGTAATAACTACTGCTGATAATACTGGCATACTAAATATACAAACTGCTGGCACTACTGCTGTTACAGTAAACGCATCACAGAATATAGGTATTGGGACTGCGAGTCCTTTACAAAAACTAGATATGAATGGTGCAACTGCAAGATTTAGCAACGGCTCATATACTGGCTATTTAGGTGCTGGTAGTTTACTTGTTAGTGGTGCAGCATCTGATTTTACACTTCGTTCTGACAATTTGTTGTCTTTTGGAACTGGCGGTCCTTATGAACGTATGCGTATTTTAAGCTCTGGAGAAACATCACAAAGCGCTGCATATAACGGAGGTGGGGCAACAAATACAGCTTTTGCATTAAACACTAATTTTCTTGCTGCAAGGATTCGTGCAAGAGGTGCGGAAAACGGAAACAACAATACATCTTACACAGAGTATTTAGCTATTTGGAGCAGTGCTTCTGGGTGGAATGTTACTCGCACAGCCAGGGCTGCAAATGGTAACGGTTATGGTTCAATTAATCTTGGCATCAGTGGAAATTACGTTACCGTATCTTTTGATGTATCAACCATCGGTGGTTGGTGGGCAAACGTAGAATATTTTATTTAAGGCAAATATGAACATTAATTACTCTATTAAAATAGACGCACTAAAAACAATACCAGAAGTAAGTGGACTTGTTAATTTTGTAAATGTTGTATGGTTTACAGTAACTGCCACAAACGAAAAAGGAACAGTTGGGGATTGTAGTTTGGGTGCGCATTTTCAGTTTAACCAAGATCATTCTGAGTTTACCCAGTTTGAAAATATTACAGAAGAACAAGTTTTGCAATGGATAGAAAAAGATATTGAAGAAGCAAAGCGCATTGCTAACATAGTGATTGCTAGAAAAGAAGAAGCTACTAACCTATCAAACTTGCCAATAGATAAAGAAATTCCTTGGGCAATATTGGAGAATAAATAATGTCATCAGTAATCATAGCGGGAAACACCAGCGGAACTATTACATTAGATGCACCTAACGTAGCTGGCACAACTACACTTACGTTGCCTACTACAAGTGGGACTGTATTGACAAGTGTATCTACATTAACAACTGCCCAAGTTCAAACAGCTACAGCTGGCTCATCAGAAGGTGATTTAGGAACTTATGCTTTTTTATATCAACCTTCTGGTGGCTATACTCAAGGAGGAACAGCAGCTGGTTCTTCTTTAAATTGGATATCTTTATATGCTTCAGGTCTTGGTGGAGCTACTGCTTATACAAATACAGTAAATGCTACAACATTAAGCGGAACATGG